ACATTCATTCCATTCAACCAATTCATTGACGAGAATAAATATGATTTGTTTTACAATTTAATTAAGGAAAAAAGTGGTAAACTTTAGACTAAAAGGCAAAATCGAAGCCAAAGAAAATGGAGTCGATTACATGATTAAGCAATTCGGCAACGAGGTTCTGGTTTACGCCTTTGACGGCAAAGAACATGCAGTCGAATGCAATTTTATTGAATTGAGAGAGGCCATGAAATATGTCAGAGAGCATGCAAGAAAAAAAGCGGGCGACATTTCGAGAACTTACAACCAGACAATCATTGGCAAAATGAAACTTGGCGAGAACTATTCGGTAAGTGAAATCGAAATCAAAAACCAACGCTCTCTGGTGTCTTATTACAGAAAAACAAGAAACAGAGACTTTGAATTTGAGGTTTATTATGATAATGGCAAACACTTTAAAATCACACGCATAAAATGATAGCAACAAATATTGACGCATTTGCGCAAGTATTAAGCAAACAAGGTTTTGTCTTAATAGAACGAATCGAAGAGCCATTCATGGCGCATTTTATCAAAGACGAGTTCGAAATTAAATTGAACTGGGAGACATTCACAATGCCAAATTGTTATGCGCCTCTCTATTATCCAGACTCAGCAGACCAAGCAATGACCCTGCTCGCATGTCATGGTATTATCAAACTGCCAATTCATTACAAAAGCGATGCGGATAAATTGCATCTAATTGAAAAATGTGGCTCATTAGTTAATCAATCTTTAATCAATCAAATAATCAAATCATGAAGTTAATCCATACCTATCCACACAGACAAGAAGACGATGGATGTCCAAAGACAGAAGTCATTTTCGTACAATCCACAACTGGCATTAGACCAGAGGACGCAAATATCAGTTTAGAACGTTGGGGCAAACACATTCGGGCGCAACTGGGAATGACTGAAAAAAAAGTCATCAAATTAGAACTGCGAGACAATTACGAATTGTTTAAAAATATTTGATAAAAAATTTGATTAAATACTTTAAATGTTTAAATTTACAAATCACTAAAAAACCTAAAAAAATGACAGAACTTATCAAAATTCAATCTGAATTAAAAGCACCCAAAAATCAGTTTAATGCTTTTGGCAAATACAAGTATCGCAATTGCGAGGATATACTTGAAGCGTTGAAACCTTATTTGTTGAAGTATGGTTGTATGCTAACTATTTCAGACCAAATCAAAGAGGCGGGCGGATTAATTTATTGCGAGTCAAGCGTCCAATTAACTTTGCCAAATGGAATTGTTGTAACGACAACTGGATGCGCAGGCATTGACCCAAACCGCAAAGGCATGGACATTTCGCAGTCGTTTGGTTCGTCATCGAGTTACGCTCGAAAATTTGCGCTCGGGGGTATGTTTGCTCTGGACGATACAAAGGATAGCGACACAACAAACACACATGGCAAAGCGCCAGAAACAAAGCCTAAAAAAATTGCATTGGTTAAAGATTCGGCGGCATGGAAACAGATTGTCGAAAAATTAGCTAAAAACGAAATTACAATTTCAGACGTTGAGGATAAATGCGACATCACAGAAGAGCAAAGAGAAATGTTAATGGATGAGGCTATATGAGACCATTTAAAATAAGATGCTCACAGATTTCCAAAATCATGGGCAAGGCAAAAAAAGAGGGCGAGTTGTCTGCGACATGCAAAACATATTTGCACGAATGGTATGCGGATGACCATGAGGAAATTCACTCTAAGTACACTGAAAAGGGCAAGGCCGTTGAGGCCGAAGCCATTCAGTTTATGGCCGAGCAACTTGGCTTTCCTTTTGCTGAAAAGAACATCGATATTTTTTCGAATGATTATATTATCGGAGAGCCAGACGTTTTGCCGACAGAAGACATTTGCGTGGACATCAAATGTCCATTTAACCGCAAAACATTTTTGGACAATGTATCTGGAATCAATGAAGATTATGTTTGGCAGGGTCGAGGCTATTTACAAATCACTGGGCGCAAGCAATTTATTTTATTCTATGCGCTTATGAACACGCCAGAGGATGTTAACTATGGTAAGGCCGTAAGTTACGACCATTTGCCTGCAAACCAACGATGGCTCGCCTATACGATTGACCACTCAGACGAAATCATTGAGCAGATTTATGCTAAAGTCATCCAGTGCAGAGAATATCTGGCTAATTATCACGAACAAGTAACTAAAACAATTGGTAAAATAAACTAAAAACTATGAGCATAGAAATTAAAATCACAAACAGAAAAGATGTCGCATTTCCTATTTTTATTAACGATACTAAAGGAAATAGAATTTATTGCCAAAGCACTTTAAATGGCTTTACATGGGAATTGACTATGGATAAAAACGGCAATCGAAAAACCTATAAAGATTCTGCGGGTCGTTATGAAATAAAAGGCAAAGAGGTTACAAAAGACAAATACGATTCTTTTTTTAATAAAGGATTAATTACAAAATCTAAAGAGGTTGACAATAAAGACAAGTTAATTGAAATCCAAAAAGAAACCATTGAAGATTATAGAAGACTGGTTGTAAAGTATAAAGAGTCTGAGGCTTTAAGGGATAGATTAATTGAGAATCAAAAAAAGCAAATAGCAAATCAATTAGAAATTATAAATCTTTTATCCGATGGACTTAAATAATATCAATATAAAAATTCGAAACAGACGAATTGAACTCGGCTATAATTCAGCCGAGCAATTCGCATTCGAGAACAAATTAAATCGCAGCACCTACCAGAGAGTTGAGCAAGGTAAAAACATGACTATCGGGACACTGGTTAAAATTGCGGAGGCTTTAAAAATAGATTTAAAAGAATTGTTATGAAAAAATCAATAGAATTTTTTGCCGAATTATTGTGGTTTATTTCGGTTTTAGCTTTTGTGTTTATTATTTTACCAATGATTGCAGGCATTATTTTAAGTTTATTTATATGAAAGCTAAATACATTGGTAAAATTGAGGACGGCCGTCTGAGAATTTTAAACAAAAGCATGTTTGACGCTCACATTGAATCGTTAAACGGCAAAGAGGTTTCAATTATATTGGATAAGAACACCAAAAAGCGTTCAAACAATCAAAATGCTTACTATCATGGAGTTGTTTTGCCCATAGTTAAGGCGGGATTGATTGACGCAGGCTTTGAAAACTATCGAAATAACGAGCAAGTCCATGACCTATTAAAATTTAGATTCCTAAAGACTAACGAATCAAACACAGATGGCGAGTTTATCGAGCGAATTAAAAGCACCAGTGAACTTTCAACAAGTCAATTCATGGATTTCATTGCAGAGGTGCAGCAGTGGGCAACCGAATTTTTAAATGTTTACATCCCAGAACCAAACGAAAACTTAGAACTAAATTTATGATAGCATTATTTGAGGAGTTAACCTATCAAATCACAGACAATGAGAAGCGATGCGCTAAATTCATTGAGGCAGTGTTAAGAAAAACCAATAAATTTTACACTAACAAGCAATTGAGGAAACTAATCTTTGAGCGCTCTGGTAATGACATCGAGTTTGATTTGGCCGACTCCAGAATCCGAGTGATAATGAACTATTTGAGACGCACAACTGCTCCAAACATTATCGCATCGTCTAACGGCTACAAAATAACTGAAGACATTGACGAACTCAATAAGTATTTAGAGTCATTATATGACCGCATTGACGCAATTAAAGTAATCGCAGACCAAACGTCCTTTTATGTTAAGCAATATGGAGCGCAACGCTAAAATAATTGAGTCTTTGATTGGCGAAAACAATAGCGTAAAAATAACTGCGGCCAAATTTAATGTTCAAAGGTCTTTTGTTATTCGTTTGGCTGCCTTTTATTTTGGCATGGGCAATAAGGCGCTAATTTCGATTAAATACGATGACTTAGACCAATCAGTTTATTTAAAAAAATACGAGGCCAGAAATCTTGTTATTTGTAATTTGTAAAATTTATAATATATTTGAGCATGAAAATAGACATTTCCAAATTGATTAGCTTTAGCGAGTATGCTAAAAAGAATAGCAAAACAACCCAGTGGACATATCACA